AGTGCTAAAACTAATCAGGCTAGTCTGTCAGTGGCGTGTCCTTCCGCAGCTGGCCGGCGAATGTAAAGACGGACTAAGCATGTAGTACCGAGGATGTAGGAATTTCGGACGCGGGTTCAACTCCCGCCAGCTCCACCAAATATACATGGACAGTGGCAGGACAGAGTCTTAAAAAACAGTAAGTTAGCCACTTATCCCGGACGGTGACCGGACACCAAAGGGACAAAAAAGGATACGTAAAGGAGCCGCGGCTCCTGAATGTCAGAAAGCCCGCTTACGCGGGCTTTTTTATGGGGTTAGCATGCAACTTTTAAGAACTGTCTGGGATTTTTTATCGATTCCTTCTGTTGGGAGCTTGATAGGGATTTTAGGCGTGCTCTTCGCCGTATACTCTTTCTTTATTACCAGAGCTGTTTTGAAGATTTCCAGCCATTTAGAATACAAGAGCTTGATTGGCTCTTTTCAGTCAGCATTACCTCAAAACATAAGTATCACTTATGATAATAAACCTGTTGAGAAGGTATCCTCATCAGTATTTGTCATATGGAATTCCGGAAATAAAGGTATTGATGGCGAGAGGTTGAATACCATTGACCCTTTGCGTATTGAAGCATGCGATGGTACTAGTATACTTCGTTATAATATCCAGAAAGTTAATAATAAAACTAATAACATCAAAATCTCACCTCATCATCTATCTTTAAATACACTCTTTATTTCATTCGACTTTTTAAATAAAAAAGATGGTTTAAGAGTTGAGGTATTGCATACAGGCTCAATAGAAAGCCTGTGTGTAAAAGGCGAGCTGAAAGGCATAAAACCGTTAAATAAAAAAAATAAAATTATATCAAATAAAGCTTTTGAGTTTATATTTAAAAATATGAACATACTTAGGCTAGTACGAAAATACGTAATATTTGGATGTTTGTTTGGTTTATTTTGTATTTTTATTTACTCTTTTATCAATCCGGATTTTTTTGCACAATCGAGACCTCGTACTGGAAGCTTCAACATATGGACACTTCGAGCGACTTTGTTTGTCTATTTTATGTTACCAGCATATCTATTTTATAAGGCAAGGCCGCCATATCCATCGAAACTTCGAGCTGAAAATAATGATGTTGATAGCTGACATGGGGTGTCAGGGGTCGGAGGTTCAAATCCTCTCGTGCCGACCAAAATTCCCCAATTAAACCAGCCTTTTACGGCTGGTTTTTTTATGCCTGAAATTTGTCTAAGGTAAAACCAAGGTAAAATGAAGGTAAAACCCCTGTCCTGATTCACCTCATTTCAGCAGCGATTTCACCCGTTAAAACACCCTCGGAATGTCCTTCAGGCGGGTCGTCCAGCGGGGCGACAGCATCTCCCGTTTCATCTGCCATTTCTTCTCGATCCCCTGCCCCGCAAAAAACAGCGTGCCCCGACCGTTCCGCTGATTGACTGAATCCAGGATATCCATCAGCGCCGTGGCATTTGCGCGCGGTGCGGTGTCGTCAAAGAGGTTTAGCTGCGCCACGCCCTGGCTGAAAAAGTCCCCCAGGAGGATCCCGCCTTTCTGGTACCGGTGCCCGTCTTTCCAGACCGCATCAAGGCAGCGCACAGCTGCGGCCACAATATCGCGCGTGTCCTGCGTAGGGGTCAGGAGCTTTGTTCCGGCATGTTTGCCGTAATAGGGTTCATCAAGAGCAAAAGGCGAGGTTTTAACGAAGGCAGAGACGTAACGGCAGAACTGATGTTCTCCACGCAGCTTCTCTGCCGCGCGCGTGGCATAACTCACTATAGCCTGGCGCATTTCAGTATAGTCGGTGACGCGCTGACCAAAAGACCGGCTGCAGCAGATCTCCTGCTTCGCCGGCTGAAACTCGTCGAACTCGAGGCAAGATTCGCCGCGCAGCTCGCGCACCGTTCTTTCCATCACCACGCTGAAGTGTTTGCGGATAAAGCGTATATCGGCATCTGCCAGCTGAAGAGCCGTTTTTATCCCCATGGCCGCCAGCTTCTTGCTGATCCGCGATCCGATTCCCCATACTTCGGTACAGGGCAGCAGCGCCATCAGCTTCCGCTGGCGGGAGACGTTTGATAAATCCACTACGCCGCCGGTTGCCTTCCATGTCTTCGCGGCGTGGTTCGCCAGTTTGGCCAGCGTCTTTGTGGGGGCGATGCCAACGCCTACATGTAGCAGCGTGCGCTGATAGACCGTCTGCTTAATCTCCCGCCCGAAATCGGTCAAATCACGGCAGTTACGCACACCCGTTAGATCGCAGAAAGCCTCATCAATGCTGTAAACCGACACACGCGGGCATATCTCTTCAAGCGTCGACATCATCCTGTAGCTCATATCGCCATAGAGCTCGTAATTAGAGCTGAAACAGACCACGCCGTGACGCCTGAAAAGTTCGGCATTCTTGAAAATAGGATCGCCGGTTTTGATACCCAGCTTTTTGGCAAGCGCCGACCGGGCGATCACGCATCCGTCATTGTTTGAAGCTACAACAACAGGCACGAGGTCCAGTTCAGGCCGAAATGCTTGCTCACATGAGGCATAAAAGCTGTTTGCATCGACGAGGGCAAACATCACATCACCGGGTAATCATCGAATGCCGCGGGGCTAATGATGTGCGTTACCACTCCAATCATCTCCACCTCATCAAGAGCATCGCCCTCAATAGCTTCGCCCTCTTCCGTGATCAATGCCGGGCCGCATAAGCGCGCGATCTGACGGCGACCGAGAAAGGAGATGAGCAGCATTGAGTCGGCCGTAGCTTCGCCAGGCTGCTCAACGGCCAGAACGTCTGAGCCAATTTCTATGTACTGCGCCTGCGGATTCAGGCCGCTGATGGAAAAAAGAGGATGAGTCATAGTAGCCTCGCTTAAATACTGTTTAAATATACAGTATTCATAAGCGTAAGCGTTATCAAGACGAAGCGGCAAAGAGAATTGTCAATTTATTGAACCGTAATAGAATTTACTAAAGTGAAATTTAAAAATCGTCTAAAATCAGTACAGACCCGTAACCTGCACCAGACAGGCGCGGAATGTAACTGCCCCGTCGCCGGGGCTTTTTTACTGACTTCAGGAGCCATAGCGCAGCTGTTGTACCGTATCTTCCAGTGCCTCGATTTTTGAGATAGCCACTTTCAGGGCCAGCGCCACATCAAGAAGCATGACGTTAGTGTCGAGAGAAAGGCTGGTTTTCATCGTAAAAGGGTTAAGGATGGCGCGTACATATTCCGGGTCGATCTCCTGCACATCCTGAGCAATTACCCCGCGACGCTTTCTGCCCTGCAGATCGTCGTTATAGACGAATGACGTAGGTGAGTATTTTTTAACGTTCTCGTACGATTCCTGCCCGTCGGTATACACGATATCGTGTTTGATCTCACGGTCAGAGTTCGATGCTTTTGTAAAAGTAAACGTACCCGCCTGGCTACCGGAGCCGCTACAGATGATGTCCCCTGTCGCCATAGAGAACGTCCAGATACGCGCACCAAACTGCGTTTCATTAGCGGTCTGCATCATAAATGTGTAAGGCCACGCCGACGCGCCAAGGCCCACCGAACCCCAGGTGGTATCGAGTTGATAACCAGAGCCGTTGTTATACGCCCACGTCAGCGCCCCTACTGCGCTCGTCGCGGATGTGTCGTTGACCACACGCTGCCTGACGCCAGCATTCTGGGCAGCATTCAGGTAAGTCCCTACGGCACCGGCAGGCATCGAAATTCGACCGGTGATGGAACCACCTGACTTACCATCCAGGGTGGTCAGTCGTGGATCATTTCCCGCTGCAACTGTGCCTGCGGCAGTACCAACATCAAGTGTGGCCGCACCGCCAAGCTGAAGCGACTTTCTTGCACCTGCAGCATCCTTTGCGCCAGTCCCCCCCTGCTCGATACTCAGCGCGGTAGTGAGTCCGCTCAGGGAGGTTATGTCCGAGTTAGCCCCCTTCTTCACCAGTGATTTCTGTCCCGGTACGGTAACCGGTTCGCCGTTGATAGTAATTGTTACGTCGCCGACACCTTTCATAACATCAGCAAAGCCGCTCATATAGCCCTGGTACATGGTGAACGTCTCCGCGATATCCTGCGCCAGACCGTCAACCGAAAGACTGTCACTCAGCAGAATGGCGAACTTCGTGCCCGGGGGCACCGCCGGGCTGGCTGCCGGAGTTACAGTGAGGCTGGTCGCGCTGTTGATGGCGGTGATCTGGAATGCTTGCGCCGGGCTAGTCAGAGCCAGCACCGTGCAGCCGGTACGGATAAGGGAACCTGCTGCGGTGAAATTCGTGCCGGTGCCGGTCAGGGTATTGCCGCTGACAGCAATAGAGCCAGTTGTATAAATCATTTATGCTCCGGATATGAAAAATAACCGCCAAAGCGGTTCATTGATATTATGTAACGATTTTAAGGGTTAGTTAAATTCAAGATAACAAAGGATAATTACACTAGTCATAATTATCAGTTTTAATTGCTATTATTCCGTTGCCGTTATTAATATTCCCGACCATTGATCCAGTGTCATTACTTGTTGTACCAGCATTTATCCTTGTGGTAGATCCATTATAACGACAGCATGTCGAAGCAGTAACGGCTACAATCTGAGGCTGTCCTTGCACATAATATTGAACCAAAAGAGCCCCCAAATCACCCGGACAGACCGCATAACTGCCGCTCAATGTTTGGTCTATATTTATTCCACCATCATTACCGGGCGTCCCAATAGTTAGAAGATCACTTAATACCCTACTTTCATTGGTTAAAACTAACTGACCTTTTTGATCCCATATGGCTAATCCCCATTTAGGTAAAGACTGAGGGAATATTGCGAATATATATGCTGTTAAAGCGTGTTCCTCGTTATTTCTGTTACCTGAACTAAAACCTATAGAATCTCCATTTCTTGAAGCACCTACTACAGTTGGAAATTGAGTGTAGGATGTTTTACAGAACACAATAGCAGGATAGGAAGAACTTAATGTTACGCTACCGCTCGCAACGCCTCCAGATGAATTTATTACTACTTTACGATACAAACAAAAAGGTGTTGAGTCAGGTGTTACAAACGGGTTTCCATTTACATTGATAAATGCTCCGAATTTAGACATTAAGCATTCTCCAGAAAAACAATTATTTCGCACTCCGAAGCGGAATAGTTACCATAACCCGGACTATTTGCTGATTGAATGGTAATAGTATTTCCAGATGCAGTA